TTAGGAAAAAAGAACATTGGAATCACCGCCGTTGTCGAATCAGATACGTGTAATCCAAAATGGGTAGACATGTGCAAAAAGATGGACCATGTTATCGTACCAAGCGAATTTTCAAAAAAATGCTTGGTTAACACTGGTTTGAAATCTAAAAGAGTGACAGTTATCCCTGAATCTTATATAGATGCATGTGTCGACACTAACTCAGTTGAATTAGATATTAACTTTGAAACTCCTGATAACTATCTAATGTTTGGTCAGATGAGCGGGAATTTTGAAACAGACAGAAAAAATACGGCACTTAGTATAGCATTGTTTTGCGATATATTCCAAGATGATCACGAAGTAGGCCTAATAGTAAAAACCAACTCAGGAAAAAATTCAACAGTCGACAGGGAAGCATCTAAAAATCAATTAGCATCAATTATTCGACAAGTTCGAAAAGGCCCATTTCCAAAGGTTTACTTTCTACATGGATACTTAAAAGATGAGGAAGTGTCGTCGTTGTATAAACATCCAAAAGTGAAAGGTTTAATTTCTCTCACTCACGGTGAAGGTTTTGGTTTACCATTGCTTGAAGCTGCTGCGTGTGGATTGCCTGTGTGTGCGACTAATTGGTCTGCTCATACAGAGTTTTTGAATCTTGGAGAATGGTATAAAGTGCGAGGAAGACTCGAAACCATACCTTCGAGTAAAATTGACAATAGAGTTTGGATGGAAAATGCCAAGTGGGCAAACCCAGATATAAACGAGGCAAAAAAGACAATTAAAGAATTTGTCTCAAATAATAGTATCGATACAACAACACTAAAAAAGAATATAAGAAACAAATATTCTTTTGAAAAAATATCAAATTATTACGATAAATTTTGGAGAAGACATCGATGATGATAATCGTATTATCTGTGTATGCAGGTTTAGTTACAGTTATGTTAGCGTTATCTGCTTATTTTAATTACAAGTTCGGCCGATCTTTGATTAGAATGGAAGATGCGTTAGAATCATCGTTGGACACATTGGATATTAGGTACGAAAGTATTTCAAAAGTTTTGGAAATACCATTGTTTTCTGATTCACCTCAAATAAGACAAGTAGTGAATGATATAAAACTATGTAGAGAAGCTATTCTCTATGTAGCAAATGAAATCGGTCGTTTGGAGGAAATCGAAGATGGCGAAGAAGAAAACGTTCAAAAGGAGAGGTAAGTCCAAAGCGAAAAACAAAGGTTATTTTCGTAAAGAGCATCAAGATGCGATTGTGGAATTTTGTAATTCCGACTGCCCAAAAGAAAAAGAAAGATTGTATACAGATATAATAAGAACAGCGCTTGAAAAGCTTTCTGAAAACTTGATATATGTATACGGTTTTCACAAACAGCATGACAATGTCGATGTTCTCAAACAAGATTGTGTCATCAATTTGTATGAAACATTGCATAAGTTTGATCCTGATAAAGGTCATCGTGCATTTTCATATTTCAATGTTGTCGCAAAACATTGGCTTATCATACATTCTCGCAAGAAAAATAAACGAGCATTTAGAATGGTATCCATTGATGATCCAGACAATGAAATAAATGTTGATGCTCTGTTTCACCGTAACGGTCAATACGTGTCTCCACCTAGTTCCAGAATGGAAAAAGAAGAAAAGACAGAAGAAATACGGAAATTATTCACAGAAATAAGAAAAAGAGTTCGTAATGAGCGAGAAGTTAAGTGCGTAGATGCAATTATAGAGATATTTAATAAAGTAGACGATCTTGATTTCTTAAACAAACGTGCCATATTTGTATATGTAAGAGAAATGTCAGGTCTTAATTCTAAGCAATTATCTGTTTGTATGTCTTCTATACGAGGTATCTACAGACAATTGAATGGTTCAGGTAAGGAGTTTGATATATTATGACAAAAAAGACAGATCCAGTTATGACATTCGACGATGTGTCGAAAAAAACAGAGCAGTTCGGTGCCTTACTCGAATCAATAGAGAATCTTGAAGATAAAAAGAAGCACTTATGGGGAGAGATATACGAAAATGCCATTGTCGATCGCATGAATGCGTACATGCTGTTCACTGATGTGTATGGTTGTATGACAGGCGACAAAGCAGATCACGTAACTCTAGGGCCAATGATGGCGAAGTATATCGAGAGAATGAATAAGTCAAACGATCAGCTTCTTAAATTGGCAGATCTAATCGCCAAAGAGGAAGAAAGAGCATCACAGATTGTACCTGATGATATATTCTCGCAGATAAAGGGGTGATACATGGCATGGCCGAAACCACCGGTAATTAAAGGAACAGATCCTACAGAGCCGGATACAAATGCAGATAGTTTTGTCAACGATATTATTGGTCACATGTTTCGTAAAAATGAAGCAGAAGAGCCAATACGTAGAGCAGTGGTCACAGACGTTATATCAAACCCTGAACTTCTATATGAAAACATAGAAGCAGATGAAGAATATCTAGACAAGAAAAACCTTTCAGAAGCTAGTAGAAAAATAGCACTACAAGCTCCTAGAAACTCATTATTCGTGAAATTATTGGACGACAGGGTGACTCCTACAGTTCATATTGCGATACCTTTCTTTTCATCCCATGTTATGTTCCCTGTAAGCCCTGGAGAGCAGGTTTGGGTTGTGATTATGGAAGATCATATATATTGGATGTCTCGCATTCCAGGAGTGGGTTCAGTAGAAGATGTCAATTATTCTCACAAAGATAGAGAGTTTATTACGCCAGCGCCGTATAACCCAAACGCAAAAGAAAAAAGAGATTCCGCATCAGGTGGTAAAAGTTTTGTTCCTATAAATAATGATGGAGTTGGCGGTGAGTTCGGCGAAACTAAAAATGCAGCGCCGGGATTTGAACCAAAATCAATACAAGAAGCCATAACACTGCAAAAACAAACGTATGAAGCAGTACCAAGATGGACACCGAGAGTTGGAGATTTAGTGCTTCAAGGTTCAAATAACACTCTGATTTCTTTAGGGACTGATAGAGGTTGGAACAAAGACGACGAAGATTTCAGTGTATCGAATGCTGATGGTGAAATTGAAACCGATAGAGGTACTATTGATATAGTGGTAGGCAGATCATATCTTGAAGAACCGCCAAAAGAGACAACAGAAGGTGCCAAAGGTGCAGATCCTAATCGAACAAAACCACGATTAGCGCAGACTAGAGATGGTGAAATTGAAGTTGATAAAATTTCTCGTCTCAATGACCAAACCCCAAACCCTGCAGAAGGAGATCCTGATTTCTACGTTGATGCTAGCAGAGTTTATGTGTCCACTAAAACTGCGATAGATGAAAAATTAACAATTAAAGATGAATACAGAGAGCCTTTCGAAGGTGAGTATACAGATGTTGAAAATGCTTCCATTGCTTTGAAGAGCAGTGAAATACGAATTATAGGTCGGGAAGATGGAAGTATTCGCATTCTCAAAGAAAAAGGCGAAAATAGCAAATCAGCAAGCATTGTGTTGATGTCGGATGGTACCATACATATTCAAGGTGAAAAGATATTTGTTGGAGAGAAAGGTGCACAAGGAGAAGGGCCAGGAAGTTCTGAACCTTATGTTTTACATTCTGAAATCAAGTCTTGGTGTGAGAGCACATCAAGTTCGATTCAGTCGTTTTGCCAGACCCTCGCGACTCACACAACACCGGGTTATGGTGTTTCTTCACCTCAAATAACCCAGGCTGCTTCTACGCTACTTTCTGAGATGATAAAACATGATTTGATTATACCTAATTTCCCATCAAAACGAATATTTGGAGAGTAATATGGCATCAGTAGATGAAATTAATGAATTTTTAGAAGAATTGCATGCATTGGCAGAAGATGATGCAATGCCAGATGCCGTTGATGATGAAGAGGATTACACAGAATTAGTCACTAGAATGGAATCATTCATGCAAGGCATGCCAAAGTATAAAAGTGCAGCTCGGAACGAAATAGTGGAATTACCTTCATTGCTAGGCGCTTTTGGTCAATTATTTTTGCGTTTAGAAGACGCATATTTGGATCTAGCCGAGATGGGAGCATCAGGGAAAAAGAAACCAGAAGAAATAATAAGGATTCATGCGTTTGATATATCGATGGCAATTTTTAAATATGTTTCAAAGGCAACTGTGCACGCTGAAATAGCCACTACAACGGTAGGTTTAGCTTCTCCTATTGTTACTGGTTCGCCAACTGCACCTACATTTGGTACTGGTGCAGGAAAAGGGAAAGGAAAATTGTCGTAATTTTTCCTCCCCAACCTAATTACTTTGAGGTGAAGTTATGAGTTTAGTTGGAAATCAAAATAGAAAGGTCTATTCTTTCAAAAGTTCTGGTAAATCAAAACGAGCAGCAACAGAAGAAATCGAAGTAGCTAAAAGACCAATCGTAGGTATAAAAACACCACTAGAGTTATCTAATTCAGATGGTATATTCACAATGCACAGAGATGTTGCAAAACAGGTGTCAGACAATTTAAGAAATCTTATTTTGACTAACCATGGCGAAAGACTAGGTAGATATGACTTTGGTGCTAATATAATGCCAATCGTTTTTGATTTAGGTTCGGAAGCCGCAGATCAGGAAGCAGTATCTAGGATAAACTCAGCAGTTGGAAAGTACATGCCTTTTGTGTCATTAAATGATTTCCAAGTATTCGTAGAGAGATTTGATAATAGCGATGCTTTAGCAAAAGTAGGAATACAAATAACATATACAATTCCTAGAGTCGATGCTTCTTTAAGGTCACTCGAAGTAATGTTGTACGCAGGAGGATAACATGGCTGACAATATAAAAAATAAGTTCGGTTTACAAAGAAGAAGAAGTTATCTCAATAGAGATTTTGGAGATTTTCGATCAGAGTTACTGAGATATGCTAATACATATTTCAGAGACAAGATACAAGATTTTTCAGAAGCTTCTATGGGAGGCTTATTATTAGATATGGCTGCATATGTTGGTGATAACATGTCCTTCTATCTAGATCATCAGTTTAACGAACTGAATCCAAATACTGTAGTGGAAAGTAAAAATATAGAAACTATGGTTAGAAACGCAGGAATTAAAATAAACGGTGATTCACCTGCTTCTGCTTTGGTTAATTTCTACATAGAAATTCCTGCAAATGCAAATCCAACGACAGGAGTTATGGAACCGAATGTTGGTATTATACCGAAAATTAAAGAGAATGCGAAAGTTTCAACTTCATCAGGAATAATTTTCAACTTAACTGAAACTTTGGATTTTGCACAAAAGAATGACAATAACAATTTTGTCGCCGAAGTCACTCCAATAACAGACAGTTCTGGTAATGTCACTTCGTTTGTAATGATGAGACAAGGTCTATGTATATCTGGTACGATTGTAACAGAAACTGCTACTATCTCAAACTCATTCGTCCCATTTCGGACAATATCGTTAGCACAACCACATGTTACAACAGTTCTAAGAGTATACGATTCAGATGGAAATGAATATAACGAAGTCGAATCGTTATCACAAGACGTTGTTTTCAAAAAGAATAGAGCAGCGAATGGTGATACTTCTATCGAAGTGATTGCAAGTCCATATCGATACTTAAATGAAACACAGATAGCTGATAGGACAACTGTGTTGAGGTTCGGCTCTGGTGATGGTGCAAACATATTAGAAGCAAAGATACCTGACCCAACAGATCTTGCACTCCCTTTATACGGAAAAGAAACATTTTCTTCGTATTCTTTAGATCCAAACAAGTTATTGCGTTCAACTTCACTGGGAGTATCTCCTACTGGCACCACTCTTACAGTCATATATCGATATGGCGGAGGTGCTAATCACAACGTTGCATCTGAGAGCATAAATCTTATCAATGAAATCGACTATGAATTTCTAGATACTGCTCCTTTCGATAAAACACAGGCGGTTAAATCTTCATTGGCGATATCTAATCCATCGGACGCATCTGGAGGTGCTGGTGCACCTACGCTGGAAGAACTAAAAAATTATGTGACAAATTATCGAACGATGCAAAATAGAATAGTTACTACAGAAGACTTATTAGCAAGAGTTTACACTTTACCTACTGACTTTGGAGTTGTTTACAGAGCAAATGTGTTGCCAAATCCTGAAAATGCTCTATCGTCTATTTTGTATGTTATTTCCAGAGACTCTAATGGCCTGTTAACACAGTCGTCGGA